CTGATAAGATTCATACTATTTTCTTGACTGATGGTGATAGTGATGGAAATCGCAGTTACTATAACCCTAATAAAGAGGGTTCTTATAAAGAAGAGAGTTTCTATCGCAAGGATATTTATCTCCGAGATCCAATTACTAAAATTACCCGTAAGATGGATGAGTGGAAACTTACTGAACTTACTGATACTTTATTAATGTTCCTTCGTGAACGTACTGGAGCCGAGGCGATTGGATTCTTCATTCTTCCAAACCTAAAGGCAATGCAGCGTTGGAAGTCTTGGGACTCTATTGATTCTGGCCGAAAGGAAATGCGTCAGCACGGATTCACTACCGCCGATGGTACTGGATATTCCGACTTCTATCTAATCAAGGGTGGAAAGGCGCTGGATACTGATGCTAATGAGTTGGAGATTGATCCGACTGCCAAGCGTGGAGCAATGACCACTGCCTTCCGCAAGTTCTCCAAGAGCAAGCGAGTAAACAAGGTTCTTCTTTCACGTTTTGTTGATATGGTTGCCTAATTTGGATCTTAATCCAAAAAAAGCCTTGACATTGATCCAAATCCACGTATAATACGTATTGTTGATTGAGTTGTTTTTTATATTATGAATAAGTGAGGTATATATTATGTCTATTCGTGTTGATTCCCAAACTTTCGGTATTGCTTCTATGGAGACCTTCGGGACTCTGGAAGTGACTCGAAAGCAAATGAAAACTATTGCTGAGAAGTATGGTTATATGGTTCCTGGTGAAATTAAGAAAGATCCAGCAAATAAGATTGGTCGAGGATTGTTTAAGATTCCCGCTAAAGTAGATGAGAGTGTAAAGAAAGTGGAAGAGAAAATCACTGAGGCCGTTCAAGCGAGTGTTGGTTCTATTCAGAAAACCGCTAGTTCTACTGTCTCTTATATTCCACCAAAAGATCCCACTTTTATTAAATGGGGTAATTATCGTGATCTTGAAATGGTGATCAAGTCTCGCCACTTCTATCCCGTATTCATTACTGGTCTCTCTGGTAATGGTAAAACAATGGGTATTCGCCAAGCGTGTGCCAATTTGAATCGTGAATTGATTCGAGTAAACTTCACTATTGAGACTGACGAAGATGATCTGATTGGTGGTTTCCGTCTTGTGAATGGTGAGACTGTGTGGCAAGATGGTCCAGTAGTTGAAGCAATGCGCCGTGGTGCGGTTCTTCTACTTGATGAGATTGATCTGGCTTCTCATAAAGTTATGACTCTTCAGAGTGTTCTTGAAGGTCAGGGAGTGTTCTTGAAAAAGATTAATGAACAAGTAATGCCCGCTCCAGGATTCACTGTTATTGCTACTGCGAATACCAAGGGTAAGGGATCTGATGATGGTCGTTTCGTTGGTACTAACATTTTGAATGAGGCATTCCTTGATCGTTTCCCTGCTACTCTCCATCAAGAGTATCCAACCGAAGCCAATGAGAAGAAAATTCTTACTGCCGTTATGGGATCTCTTGTCGAGAATTCTGGAGAGAAGGAAAGTTCTTTTGTTAAGAATCTTGTCCGCTGGGGATATATCATTCGTAAGACTTTCGAAGATGGTGGAATTGATGAGGTAATCTCCACTCGCCGTCTTGTTGATATTGTCAAGACTTATTCAATCTTCAAGAATAAAGATAAGGCAATTAAGATGGGTACTGAGCGTTTTGATGATGATACTAAATCTTCATTCCGTGATCTTTATGAGAAGATTGATGCTGAGAGTGATGCTATTCCAACTTCTCAAGTTGAAGATACTATCGAAGAAGCCAAGCAAGAGAATGTTATCAACTTCTAAAGTTGTTTGTTGAGTGTGTTGATGGGGTGTAAAAGCCCCATCTTTTTTAAAATATAAGAGGTGAAAATGAGTGTGATTGATTATAAGTATAACGAAGGAATGGTTATGGATGAGTTGAGAGAATATATTGACTCTACCTATGGACAACATTATGTGAAAGGTGAGGGACTTCAAACGTTAGATGTGTTTATTGCTCTAGGTAATGCTGATACAACCTGTAGAGATAATGCCATTAAGTATCTAATGCGTTATGGACAGAAAGCCGGAAAGAATCGAAAAGACTTGCTTAAAATCTTACATTATGTTATACTTATGCTTGGAATTGAAAATGGAGAAAATGTGAAATGAAAATTGATAAAAAGACTATTGATATCCTAGAGAATTTTTCTGGGATTAACCAAAGTATTGCTCAGAAGCAGGGTGATACTATTAAGACAATCTCGGTACAAAAGAATATTCTTGCCACGGCAACTGTTGGAGATTCGTTTCCACAGGATTTCTGTATCTACGATCTTAAAGAATTTCTAAGTGGTATTTCACTATTCAATGAACCGAATATTGAATTTGAAGATCAGTATATGACTATTACTGAATCGAATGGTGCCGGTAAGACTCGTTACTACTTTGCTGATGAGTCTATCATTGTGAAGCCTGAGAAGGATATTAAGATGCCTCCAGCAGAGGTATCTGTTACTCTATCTAATGCTAATTATGATAAGCTAATGAAGGCTGGTGCTGTTTATATGCTACCTGACTTCTGTATTAGATCTGATGGTGATGCTATTATTGCTGAAGTTCTAGATAAGAATTCTCCAACAAGTAACACTTACTCACGCACTCTATCAGGCCTCATTGGTGCTAATGGTGCTACATTCAAATTCTTCTTTAAAGTTGAGAATATGAAGATGTTGGCTGGTGATTATGATATTGATATCTCTTCCCGTTTTATTAGTCACTTTACTAATAAGAATGAGCAGTTGGAATATTGGATTGCTCTAGAGCCAGATTCAACATTTGAGGAGTGATAGAGAATGAGAGAGCAATTTTTATGGGTTGAGAAGTATCGCCCAACTACTATTGCTGAATGTATTCTTCCTGATGAGATCAAAAGTACTTTTCAAGAGTTTGTTGACAATAAAGAGATACCAAATCTTCTATTGGCAGGTTCAGCGGGGTCAGGTAAGACTACAGTAGCAAGAGCATTATGTAATGAACTTGATGCTGATTATATGCTGATCAATGGATCGGAAGAATCTGGTATTGATGTATTACGTAATAAGATTAAAAACTTTGCTTCAACAGTGAGTCTATCTGGTGGCTTGAAAGTTGTTATTTTGGATGAGGCAGACTATCTGAATCCAAACAGCACACAACCCGCCCTACGTGGCTTTATAGAAGAGTTTAGCGCCAATTGTAGGTTCATCCTTACGTGCAATTTTAAGAACCGTCTAATTGATCCTATACACTCTCGTACCAGTGTTGTAGACTTTCAAGTATCTAAGAAAGATCAACCATCACTTATGGGTCAGTTTATGAATAGACTTATAAGTATTCTTGATACCGAAGATGTTCAGATTGAGAATAAAGCTATTCTAGCTGAAATGATCAAGAAGCATTTCCCTGATTATCGTAGAATGTTAAATGAGTTACAGCGCCACTCTGCATCTGGTATTATTGATGCTGGTGTACTATCTCAGATCTCAAATGCTAATATTGATTCTCTTATTGGATTTCTAAAAAATAAGCAGTTTACTGAAATGCGTAAATGGGTAGCATTGAATATTGATAATGACCCTTTGAGTATTATTCGCAAGATCTATGATGGAATGTATGACTTCTTGAAACCAGAGAGTATTCCACAGACAGTTTTGATTTTAGCCGACTATCAATATAAATCGGCATTCGCGGCAGATCAAGAGATTAATCTTGTATCTTGTTTAACTGAGATTATGATGGAGAGTGAATTTAAATGATTGAGAAGATTACATATAAAGAAGCATTAGAAAAGATTGCTGATTTAGAAGATAAGATGGTGTGTATTTATTTTGTAAATTCTACTTGTGGTGCGTGTAAGCACGTTCTAGATAATATAATTGAACCCTTGTCAGAAGAGAAGTTTAGTGATACAATCGCATTCTATAAAATTGTAAGTGATGATGAAAATGATAATCCATTTCCACCATTAAGAGTGCCGCTTGGATACTTTTATATGAAAGAAGGTGAAATGACTATTAGAGAAGGAGCGGCACCAAAAGAAGTTATTGAAGCCGAGTTAAAGAAAATGTTGAATGTTAGACACAGCGATCAAACTTATGATGAAGTGTTCCAAATTCCAGATCCAGAACAAGAGTTGAAAGATGGCTAAATTGGGTGAATATCTAACTGATATAAATTTAAAGAAAGATCATATTTTACGTGCTGATGAAAGTGAAATAAAGCCATACACACCATTTATCATTAATCGAAGTTTATCTTATTTTCAAGAGAATATATATCTTGTAAATGAAATGAATATAAGATCAAATTTAGATAAGATTATGCAGTATGACTTCTATATACATTCTATTAGACCAAAGAAGCGATTTGCTAGATGGGCGAAACCCGAAAAAAACGATACTATAAATATTATCAAGGAGTATTATCAGTATAGTAATGAAAAGGCTCAACAAGTCTTAGAATTATTAACTGATGATCAAATTGAGTATATGAAATATCGTTTGAGAAAGGGTGGAAAGTATGGATAATAATATAATAAAGTGGACTCCCGATGATATGATTGAAGTAACTATTAAAGAAGATGATGATTTCTTAAAAATTAAAGAAACTCTAACTAGAATGGGTGTAGCATCTAGAAAAGATAATACGCTATACCAGTCCTGTCACATCTTACATAAACAAGGTAGATACTATATTGTTCATTTTAAGGAGTTGTTTGGAATTGATGGAAAGTCTGTTAATTTGACAGAAGTTGATTTGGAAAGACGTAATGCGATTGTACATTTATTGGAGGAGTGGGGATTACTCAATATGATCGATCCTGAGAAAGCACTACCAAAAGGTGCTATCAATCAGTTTAAGATTCTTTCATATCGGGATAAAGATAAGTGGATTTTGACACCGAAGTATAATATCGGTAATACTAGATAATAAAAAGGAATATATTATGAATGTTGGTTGTTATTTGATTGATAAAACTATTCCGCTTCCACATCACGGAAGCGAATTTTCAGCGTGTTACGATCTACACGCATCTTTATATCCAGAGCGTGTTAAAATGCGCTGCCGGAACAATGAAGAAGATAATGTAAAGTTAAAGAGTGATAATAATGGAAAATATCTAGATATTCGTCCTGGTTGTCGCTATTTAGTTCCTACTGGAGTCATTTTTGATATTCCAGAGGGTTGGTCTATGAGACTACAACCAAGATCAGGGCTATCTTGGAAAGCTGGTCTAATTATCACTAATGGAGAAGGTATTATTGATGCTGATTATGTCAATGA